GTACTCCTTCGTGATTGACTGGTTCATTCCCGTTGGCAGCTATCTAGCTGCACGCGGTCTTGGACAGGCTATTACCGGCACTTTCATCACGTCTACCAGGTATCTTCGATACGCAGAAGGCCCCTTACGGGGCTACAATCCAGACCACACCGTAATGGCCAGCGCTAACGCAAAAGATTGGAGATATTCCGCTTTTACGTTTTCGCGAGTCATAGCGACTAATCTGAATATTCCTCTGCCTTCGATCAAACCACTCGAGAGAGTGGCCTCCTGGAAGCATTGCGCAAATTCTGTCGCTCTGCTTACCAATCTGAAAAGGTAACCTCCGCCTCGGATTTCCGAGTCGGCAACCCCGTTTGTAACGGGCCTATTCGTTTTCCAAAACGATAGGTAACTTGTGGAGAAGCAAAATGTCTGCGATTGCAAACATAACCGTCTTTGACGGTGCTGCAACACCTGTATCACACACTTTGGTCGCTGTCTCTGTCACTCGCGAGAGTGGCAAGGTAACGGCCGAGTGGCGCGAGGCGGTTGCCGGAGTTCCGGTGACCGCGCAAATGCGCGCTTCGATGACGATTGAAAAATTGAAATCGGGTGTCTACAAGGTCGAGCAACGAGTCGTGGTTCCAGTAATGGAAGCTATACTCAATCAGAATGCCGCCGGTTATACAGCTGCACCGAAAGTTGCTTATGAAAATACCGTCATTACGACTGGTTTCTTCCATGAGCGCTCCGATGTTGCTGGGCGTCGTCTGGTACGTCAAGCGGCTATCAACATGATGGGGAATATCTCCACCAGTGTTGCAGCCGCCACGTCTGGTCCCTTCCCGGATCTACTTGATTCATTGGTGGCGCCTACCTAGGCTCCCGCTGCTATATTCTGCAGTGTTAATACCAATTTCCCAAACTTTCCACTTAAGGAGGTATATTATGCGCATTGCGCGCTGGGATCAAGTTCTTTCTAGTGAGGGAACAAATGAGTGCATTAAGGAACTCGCTCTCTGGTTCGCATCTCGGATTTCCGAGAAGCAGCTCAGGGAAAGTCTCACCACTTTTATTAGTGGTGATAACTACTCTGCTCTGTGCGACTTTTCTGTTGACTATAATGCTGTCTCACCACCCGATGCCTATGCTCTGAGGCAGACCCTTGCGTTTTATAGCAAGCGTGTTGACTTAGATCTTGGCATCGACAAGGAGGCAGCAGCCTTAGCAACATTTAAAGAGTCCGAGCGGCTTTGTGCCGAGACGAATAGCATATTCCGAAAATGGGGTTCTGGGTCATTTCAATTTGACCCTGACGTTGAACGTGTAATATTTACCGCTCAGCGAAAAATTGCCTCATTGTTAGGAGATGTTCCTAGTCTCGACACGATAAAAGGCCGCTTTGGCCCAGGAGCAACGACGACAGTCGTAAAAAGAACGGCCTCCGCCAGGCGTAAGCTTGGTGAGAGGTTCGCTTGTAGCGAAGAATTCCTCGGGACGCTGGTTTCAGCTCTCGAAGAATTGCCGGCCTGGATCCCCTTTACAGAGGACTCAGATACGGCCGTAGTATCCGTGGATATACATCCCGGTTTACTCCGCTTCGTCCCGAAGAACGCGAAGACTTATCGCGGCATCGTCGTCGAACCCATGCTGAATTCATTTTTTCAGATAGGGATAGGCGATTTCATTGCGGATAAGCTCCGAGCTCGAGGTATTGACATTCGCGATCAAACCAGAAATCAAACTCTGGCTCAGATCGGTAGTGTCACTGGGGCCTTAGCAACCCTTGACCTCAGTAGTGCTTCTGACACGATTTCAATTGAGCTGATTGCTCATTTGTTACCTGTCGATTGGTACCTCTTTTTATCTATGTTCCGAACTGGAACGATTATTTATGAAGGGGAACCAATGAAGCTCCAGAAATTTTCTTCGATGGGGAATGGTTTTACTTTTCCCCTTGAGACCCTGATCTTCTGGGCTCTCGCCGTGTCTTGCACGGCCGAAGCGCAGCAAGCAACCGTATCTGTCTTCGGAGACGATATAATCGTCCCAGTCGAAAGCTACGAATTGCTTGATCGCACATTATGTGCGACCGGCTTCCTTCTGAATAAGAAGAAGTCGTTTGCGTCTGGACCTTTCCGCGAATCTTGTGGAAAGGACTATCTTTCGGGTATTGATATACGTCCTGTCTTTCTAAAGGACAGGTTATCGGGCGAATCCGCCTTTACATTGCATAATTTCTTTGTAAGGCGCGGAGAGCTCGATGCCGCTAAAATCGTCCTGTCTTGGCTGGAACCCTTTTTACAAATTTGGGGACCGGACAAGTATGGAGATGGCCACCTTATCGGTGACCATGATTTAGTGCCTTGTAGGCACTCACTCTCTGAGGATCCTCGGATCAGCAGCGGGTGGAGCGGTTATACCTTCGAGACATTTTCCTGGCGGGGACGAAAGGATTTCCGTCCTTATCCAGGAGATTACGTCTTTCCGGCATATTCTATCTATGTAGGGGCTGAATTCAGCCCGCTTGACGATCAAATCTTTAGTATTGTTGCTAAAGATCGTCGCCTAGCCAATGCTATCTGGGGTGAAACCCAGATCAAGCTCTCTTTTGGCAAACTGAAAAGTCTGTCATCTGGTTGCTTGACATATGATAGTAACGGTCTTCTCGGGACTAGCACCCCTGGGAAACGTGGGTATAAGCGTATAAAGATCTACACACTCACACCTCCGTAAAATAGAGGTTTTGCCGAGAGGCTGGAGCC